GGCAAGCGAATCGACGGTTAAGATACCTTGGTCGCCGTTCGCCACCGCGCCCGTTTCCGTACCTTCGAATATATTTCGCGGGTCGACCGTTCGGGCGGGCTTCTTTTCTATATCCCAATTCGTGCCGTCGCCGACGACTTCTAAGATACCGTATTCGACGTCGATCGTAATCGAAGAATCGCCGTCGATCGTTTCCGAACCTTCGGTCGTTACGGTAATCGGGTTCGACGACGCCGCGCCGCCGACGTCTTTAACGATTATCTCATTCCCCGACGACACGTCGGCGCTAGCTAGCGTCACGGTGACGGCACCGCCGGTCGTGTCGACCGGCACCATTTCTTCGTCGGTGGTCGTGTACGCCGCCGTCTTCGTCGACGCCCGCACGATAGCGTCGTCGACTTGCGGGCGCGGTACGTGCCCGTCGGAAGTCGACCATATCGTCGTACCGCCGTCTTCTAGATCGTTACCGTTCGCGTTTAGCGATTGGTGTAACCGTAATTCGATATTGTCGACGCCGCCCGCACCGTCGGATAGCGCCCGGAATTCGGCGATCGTGTTACCGTCGATACCGAACGTGTACGAATGAAGCGTATTGTCGGCGCTTGTGCCGTCGACGGGGAAGTCGAATAAAGCACCGAACGACCCGGGATTAAGCGGCGCGGTGAAGCCCGACGCTATGTCGCCTATTTCGGTGTCGGTAACGGCACCCGACGCGATCTTCGCATTCGTAACCGCGTCGGCGGCTAACTTCGCGGTGGTTACGGCGGTGTCGGCTATCTTCGACGTCTTAATCGACCCGTCGGATATTTCGGGTTCGTCGATCGCGGCATTCAAGAAGGCTATTTCGTCGGTAAATGGGTCGACGCTAAAGATTTTCGACGACGTGTACCTATTGACTAGATCTAGCGTACCGTCGTCGTTTTCCACGAACGACCACGCTAACCCTTGCGTCGATACCCGCACTTCGTCGACGCTAATGTCGGTGCCCGACGTCGTGACTTCGACATAGTAGTCGCCACCGTCTAGGTTTTGGTCGGTCGGAAGTAGCGCAAGCGTCGCCGAACCGCCGTCGGCGACCGTGACGCCGGTTTGTGTGTCGGTGGCGACTTGTGGGTCGGCGTTCGACGTGCCGTCGTATAGCGTAAGCGTGACGTCTTCCGTAGCCGACGCGCCCGAATTGTTCGATACGTCGACGGCGGCTTCTAGCCATACGTCGACCGAATCCCCCGCCGTGAAAGCGAAACCGGTCGGCGACGCGGATTCGGTAATCGTGGTCGACGGGTTCGCCCCGACGCGCACGCCGTCGTCGGCTTGTAATTCCCCCGACGGCCCGGTCGTACCCGCGACCGGTCGCGCCCGCCAATTAAGGATATTCGAATCGCTAACGTCGGTCGCTTCGTGCGCGACTTCGACTAGGGCGATTAGAATGTCGCCCGACGGCGTGTCGGGTGGTACGGGGTTCGGGTCGGCGGTGCCTTCCGTCACGGCGAACGCACCCGCCGACGTGTCTAGGTACACTAGATCGACGCGGCGGTTGTCTTGCCCGCCCGTGGTCGTGGTCGGCCCGGTCGAAAGGGTAAACGACGCCGTCGGTGGTGTATAGATCGACCCGGCGTACGCGATACCGGTCGGTGCCGCCGACACGTCGATACCCATAGCCGTACCCGAATCGGCGGATACGTACGCTTCTCCGTCGGCAAGTATGCCATTCCCGACGAAGGCTTCGGTTAGCGTTTCCAATAATTCGCCGTGAAACGTCGCGTTTTGCGGCGCTTCGAATACGTCGGCTTCGGGCATTACGTAACGTGTCGCACCCTTTCGCCCTAAGTCTTGCCGACGATCTAGATCTAGACTACGCGATTACGATTAGGGATTCGGCATTAAACCCGGTCGTTTCGTCTTTGGTAAACGCCCGAAAGGTGGTCGCCCATAGCATATTACCCGACCCGTCGAAGACCGCCATTTCGCTAAGGTCGAACGAATGCGTACCCGTGATAGACGGCGACGTCGTCGGGTCTTCTTCGTAAACGTGCGTCACGGCATTAACCCGGTCGCGCCCTAATTCGCGGGCGTTATCCTTTCGGAAGGATTCGCTAGTAAGCGACGAATCCGACTTCGAAAACGCGGTCGACCCGGTGCCGAACGCCATTTCGACCGGGCCGGATTTTACCTTTGGCGTCTTGAAGGCGTCGGCGACGACCGATTCGCCGTCGTTCGTGATTACGGAATTCCCGATACCACTACCGGCGAATTCGCATATAATGTCGGCCCGCACTTCGTCGTCGCTAGCTAGCGACGGCGACGATATGGTTACGCGGGCAAGAAGGCGACCGTCGCCGTCTTCGATACCGAATTCGACCGCGCCGGTCGGGATAGACGCGCCGAAGATCGACCGCGTGCGAATGGTACGGTAATCGTCTTCGACCGCGAAGACCGACACGCGTTCGACTTCGTTACCTAACGCGGTATCCGACGTCGACGCATTCGGCCCGTCGGTGCCCGCGACGCCTTCTTCGACCGCGCCCGTTTGCCCGTCTAATGCTTCGGCGACCGCCTTACGCCCTAACTTCGTGAATTCCGCCGACGCTTCGGTGTCGGTGACTAGCGACCACGCGCCCTTATCGTCGCCGAAGGTGCCGCGCCCGAAGCCGTGCGCGTCGTCGCCGTGCCCGAAGACGACTTGCGACCCGGTCGGTCGCTTGTATAATTCGATCGAAACGTCGACGCTAATCGTCGACGGGCCGAACGATAGCGATCTAGATTGGTTCGAATCGACTTGCGTAAACCGCGCGTCGACGCCGCGAATCCTTTGTCGGTTTTCGGCGACGTATTGGTCGACTTGTTTAGGCATTTAGACCACCAAACCGAAATGTACCACGACCACCGTTTCGGGCGGAAGGTCGTTAATCGTCACTTCGTGCGATTCGTATTCGACGAATTCGATCGTAAACGTAACCGTGGTCGACGAATTCGCGGGCACGGTTATCGTCTTCGTCTTTTCGACCGACCCGTCGACGACCAATTCGGGCACGACGCCGAAGCCCGGTATCGACGTGTTATTCGTGACGGTGGCGGATACGTCTATATCTTCGTACGGCACGGGCGTCGTATTCGACACGCTAAGATTCGAATACGTAATCGGGTTATCTGATTGGTCTTCGGCGGGCGTTTGTTCGCTACCTACCGCCGTCGATTGGCTAAAATGCACTTCCGTACCGTACACTTCGACGCCACCCGCCGGTATGCTTTGCCCGCTACGCCCGACGCCGCCTTCTTCGTACACTTGAATACCGGCGGCGCTTTCGCCGTCTTCGGTCTTTAGCGACGATCGAAGGCCCGAACCGACCTTGAAGTTAGACGAATAGTCTTCCCACGACGTCGCGTTAAGCACTATGTCGGAATAGTCGCTAAACGTCGGGTACTTGTTTTCTAATTCCGTGCGGATATTCGACGCCGTCGTCGCGTCGACGCCGTTATTCGTAAGCCACGTTTCGAAGCCCGACCACGTAGTTAGCCCGGCGTCTTCGAAGTTTTCTTGAAACGTATCCCATTCTTCGGCTATGTTATTCTTGAAGACGGTTATCGTGGTCGATTGTGCGGTCGATTGTTGGTTCGGCGACCGCATACCTAGCATCACTAACTTTTGGTCTTCGGTTAGATCGCTTGCCATATTATCACGCATTCGTGTTACCGCTTAGACCTATGGTAACATAGCCCTCGGGTGTCGACCCGACCGAATCAATCACGAACGTATCGCGGGCTATGTCTTCGCTATCCCACTTTACTTCGATCGCGTTACCGACGGTGACGTCGCGCCACTTAGCCGACCCGACGGTAAAGACGATCGCCGAATCTTCCCACGCGTTATCGCGCAAGAAGCCACGGGCGCGGGCTTCTAATTGGTCTTGCGTACGAAGCGACTTATCGACGATTGGTTCTTGCTTCGGCGTGGCGTTTCCACCGCCGTAAAAGTCGATCGACGACGCGTCTTCGAATGTCTCTTGTAAGTC